TTGGTTCTGTACCATCAAAAGAAAAAGGCTACGGAGTAGTTTGGTTATTATCTAGTGAGGATTTATTTAAACACGTCAAACAGTTTATTAAAGAGTGTCCTAAATGGGTAAACGAGATGAGTAAAGATTATGAGTACGTCTACAATTTTGTAGATGAAAGAAATTGGAAAAGTTTAAAGTGGTTACAATTTTTAGGATTTGAACCCAAAACAAAAATAGGAGATTTTGGTATAGGTAAGATGCCATTTTTATTAATGATGAAAGAGGTAAATAATTAATGTGTGACATTCAAGCGGCACTTCAGGTAGCAGGAGCAGTTGTTTCTTATAGACAAACGAAAGCTGACAATAAAGCTATTAGAAGAGACCAAGAGACAACACGAAGTAACGCAGATAAAGCATATTTACACGACATGGTTAAAATTGACCAAGAAAAAGTCAATGCTGATAGAGAAAAAGCGTTAGCAGAAATTAGAACTAAAGCTAAAAGAGATGGCGAGATTGCACAAAAAGTAAATTTAGGAAACGCTAACAGTACAAAAATCGTACAATCACTTGGTGCTTTATATGATGAAGATTGGATAGAGATAACTAGAGGTTATGACAAAGACATTCAATTATTTCAAAACCAACAATCAGAAGCATTCGCTAATCAAGCAAAAACTTATAACAGTTTAAAACCACCTACAGACCCATCAAGAACTGGATTAATGCTAGAAGTAGCTACTGCGGCTAATGGCGGTTATCAAAGAAGTCAAACTAATAAAGAGGCAAAAAAATAATGGCTAAATATCAAAGACAAGGAACAAATAAATATTATGGTGCGGCTAACGCAGGGTATGTATCTAGTGGTAGCAGTGTTGATGGTTTAGCTAAATCACTTACAAACGCAGGTTATCAAATTGGTAAAGCAGAAAGTTTAAGAATTGATAGAAAAAAAGATAAAGCTATTGCAAAGATAGATGAGTTATATGCTACTGGTAAATCCTTTGAAACTATCCAAGCAGAGATTATTTCAGGTAAACACAAAGAACTAACTGGTAAATACATAGAAGCTACTACTAATTATCATGCAGGAAGAGTTAAAGCACATGAAGTAATAAATACTATTAAACAAGCTAAAATAGATGATGGCTATGATATTTCAGATGAAAGTATGAGCCTTGAATTGTTTTATAAAAAATACATGCCTGATACAAAAGCAATGGACACTTCTACATTATTAGGTTTTACAACACAATTTAATAAATTTAGACATGCAGATGCAATGGAAGATGCTGAAGCTAGAGGTAGATTTAATTCAGAAGAAAAAGTTAGAAAAGGTGCAATGCTGTTAGACGATATTCCTACAGAAAATATAAAAAATGAATTGTCAGATTTTATTACAGGATTACAAATAAAAGTACCTAATGGTGATGGTTCAAATACACCAAATCTATTACACACAAATGCAGAAACTTTAGCTATTATTAGAAGAAGCATAGTTGACATCATTGCTAATGCTAAAACAGAAGCAGATTTAAACAGAGCAGATGTATTGTTAAATACAAATTTAGGTTATTCAAAAAATGGTTCAGCTATTGGAACTATAGCGTCAAGAAAATCAAAAGAAATTTTAATTATTCAAGATAAATTAGAAAAAAAAAGAAGAGCATTAATTATTAATGACAGAACAGAAAAAAATGAAAATGAAAAACAATTAGTAAGAGACATTAATGCGTCTATCTTTGAACAAGTAGAAGAAGCAACTGCTGATGGAGTTTTTAAAAGAGATAAAAACCATACTGAATTAATGGAAATTAGAGACCAATTAGAAGAAATAGGTGTTCCATCTTATATTGAAAATTTTGATAGATTGATGAACAACAACACTTACATTGATACTGACCCTGAAGTTTACAATCAATTAGTGTCTAGTATTTATGATGGTGAGTTTACTAGCCAAGAAGAAATTGCTCAAGCAATAAATGAATTAAACATAGACCCAAGATTACTTTCTCCTACATTGTCGTTATTTGAAAGTTGGTCAAAGTCTAGCACTAAACAAGGTTCAGTACATACAACAAACACAACGTACAAAGAAGGTCTTAAATACATTGAAAACGCTGTTAGAGGTAATTTTACTTCAGGTGGAATACTTAAAGAAAATGGTAATCAAGCTATTAGAAATGCACACAATTACATGAAGAAAGAATTGTATGATTTTGAATTTGAATATGAAAAAGAAAATGGAAAACAACCTTCTACTTTTGAACGTGAAGAATTTTTACAAAAAATGGGTGACATTGTAATTAAGAATTTCACAGAAGGTAATATTGCACCAAGTTTAAAATCTATGCCTGAATATGAACAACAAATAAAAGAAGCTGAAGAAGCTAAAAAGGTAAAAGATGAAAAATATGAACTAGCAGAAATACCTGATATGGTACAAACTGTTTCTAATATTCTTTCAGATAATCAATTAGGAAATACTAAATTAATAAATGAAACATTAGATAAATTTGACCCTTCATTTGCAGGAATACCTTTTACAGGTGATGATAGTGCATTTGGTGAAAGTGATGCAGAAAGTAAAATTAGATTTGCAAATGAACAATTACCTACAGTAATTGCACAAATTTTAGATAGTTCTAATTTTAGTCAAACACAGATGGACGCTATGGAACAAGGAGATTATGAAAATTTACTTAAAACAATAGCAACAGGTTTAGGAAATAACGTAACTACTGAAATTGTAGATGCGGCATTAACCATATTAAGAGGAAAAAATAAATAATGGCAACTTCTATTAATAAAAGTAGCACAATTACTACACAAACTTTTGCAGAAGATTTAGCAAAACCAGATAGTGCGGCGTTAGCATTAGAAGAAATACAAACAGAAAATTTTTACAACACGTTAAAAAGTTACTATTCTTACAGAGAAGCAGACAATAGTTTTAATAATATGTCTCACGCAGATTTATTAGATTATTTTTATGAAGATAGGTCTTGGAGAAATAACAATACTATATCTATGGGTATGGATATGGCTAATGTTTTTGGTGAAGAAGATGAAAACAGAATAAGAGAATTTTCTTACATACAACAAACGTATGCACAATTACCTTCATTTTGGAATGACCCAAATAGAAACTTTGGTTCATGGTTAATTGACAATGGTGGTGCTATGTTAGCTGACCCAGTTAACTTAATAGGATTAGGTGTTGGGGGTCAAGCGGCAAAACAAGGTTACAAAGCCGCTTTAAGAGTTGCTCTTAAAGATAAGATGGCTAAAGAAATATCAGAAATTACAATTAAAGAAGCCGCAAAAGAAGCTGAAAAATTAGCTTTAGGTAACGCAATTAAAAAAGGTGCATTAGCAGAAGGTTATATCAATGCAGGTATTGCAGGTGGACAAGATATATTATTACAAAATACTGCTGTCAAAGCAGGTATACAAGATGAAGTTAATCTAAAACAATCAGGCATAGCAACTGCCGCAGGTTTTGGTTTTGGTACTATCTTTGGTGCAGGATTTACAGCAGGTGCTTTTAAATTAACAAATAGAAGTCTTGCTAAAAACTCTGTTAAAAATCTAAATGACATTCACAATTATGGTAAGAGTACCACTACAGGTGCAAAATTATTTGATGATTTAACTATTACAAACAAATCTAGTAAGGCAGATGTCAATGCTCCTAAACAGGAAAAACCTCCCAAAACTACAAAAGAATATCTTAAAAAATTAAGAGGCGATAAAATTAGACCAGACGATAAACCACCTAAATTAGCTATCAATGCTACTAAACAAAAACAAGGTGGGTTTGAAGCATTTGTAAAAAATAGTATTGCAGAAGTTACAGAACAAATAGAAAAGAAAACAATTACTAAAGAACAAATGTTAGCAGATGTTTTAGAGTATGGTGGAGACGAAAAGAAAATGAGAAAGTTAGCAAACAACATGGCTAACTCTGATGAATTTAAAAGATTGTATGTAACTGTAATGTATCAGAAAAATGCAATTAGAACTATTTATGACCATATAGGTGCGGTCTCAACAGAATTAAAAAGAATAGATTTAACTGATAATGAAATAGACGATATGTTAAATGAGTTAGCTACTTATGATAATGAATTAAGAAATAGAATAAAATTATTAAGTTCAGGTGGTGAAAATGTTGGTAGAGGTTTATTTGCATTTCAATCAGATGCTATAGGAACTAAATCAGCAAAACTACTTGTTGACCCTGAAGACCCTACATTGTTAAGTAAAAAAAAAGGAACAAGAGAACAACAAATAGAATTTTGGAGAACGGTAGGAGATTTAGGAGATAGAGAACAACTTGTTGCGGCAATGCAAAATATAAAAAAAGCAGATGGTTGGGACATTGCGGCAGAATACGTTAACAACAATTTATTATCTTCACCTGATACACACATATTAAACATTGTATCTGGTCTAACACAAACAGTTTGGAAACCTGCAACTATGTTATTAAGAGGAGCAAATATGCTTCCAAGAGATACAGCTAGAGCAGGTCAGATAATGCGAGAAGCTCTACATACGTTTGTATATCAATTTGCATACACAGGTCATGCTTTAAAAAGAGCAGGTAAATCTTTTTGGCAAGGAAGACCAATACTTGACAGTACACAAATGAAATACGACAGCAACATTAGACAAGGACAACTTCAAAGATGGATTAATGAGTTTGGTAAAACTTATACAGATAGACTAGGTATGGCAGGTAAAGTTATCCAAAAAGGACAACAAGTTGTTGGAGGTACTGTAACATTACCTATGAGAATTTTAGCGGCAGGAGATGAATTTCTTAAATCTATGGCTTTTAAAGCAAGAATGGCGGCGGCAATTAATAGTAAAATTATAGATGAAACTCCTGATTTTTCTATACTTAAAGGTGATGGGTTTAGAAAAAAATACAAACAAAGAGCATTAGAATTACAATCGGAATATATCGATAACAAAACAGGTAGAGCTATAGAAATAGGAAACACTGTAGAAGATAGATTAGATGCACCTTTACATTATTCAAGAGAGTTATCATACACACAACCTGCTTCTCAAGTTAATCCTTTAACAGGAAATTCTGAAGGTGGACTTACAGGTTGGATATTATCACAAACAGCTAATAAAGCTAAATGGACTAGAGTATTCGGTCTTCACTTTATAAACACACCATCAAATTTATTAAGATGGAATTTTCAACATTTACCTTTTCTAGGTAGATATCAATTTCAAATGAGACACTTACTTGCTGAAGCTGATTTACCAGATTTAGATGCAGGTGCTAGTACATTTAAAAAAATAACACATGGTTTAAGTAAAGGTAAACTTGGAAGAATGACTGCACCTATTAGAGGTGTGTTTGGTAAATCAAGATACCTAAACCCAGAGGCGGCGGCAGAGGCTAATGCTAGAATACAAATGGGTTATTTATTGTGGACTGGAGCATTAGGTCTTGTAATGGCAGGTAAAATTACAGGAGGTGGTAATAGAGATTGGAGAGTTAATAAAGAAAAAGAAGCTAACACAGGTTGGCAACCTTATTCATGGAAAACAAATGATGGCAGATATATTTCTTTAAATAGATTAGACCCATTGTTTACCCCAATGTTTATTATGGCTGATGTTATGGACGTGTATAGTAACTGGGCTAGAGAAACAGATGACTTACCACCAAGTATTGATAAGCAATTAACAGAAGTATCTATAGGTGCAATTACTATGTTGACTAGAAATATTACTTCTAAATTCTATACTAAAAACATTATTGAATTATTTAACTTCATGTCTTCAGATGATTTTATGAAATCAAGAAGTCCTGAACGTGCCGCCGCACAACAAGCCGCACAATTTATTTATAAAGGTATACCTATGTCAGGTGGTTTAAGATATTTAAACAGAGTAGGTGATGAGTGGGAAAGAGACTTATGGACGTTTATGGATAGAATAGGAACTATGAACCCTACTAATACATCAGACGCTACTATGCCTAAACGTAACATGTTTGGACAAACGATTGATAGAAAAAGAGGTTGGTTGTTTGGTTTAGGAGGAGACACAGGTTTATGGTCTACACCTTTTGCTATGACTAACTTTAAAAACAATGCAACTGCTAAATTCTTAATGGATAAAGAGTTTAATTATTTACCTCCTGCTAAAATAGATAGATATAGTGGTTTTAATTTAAAAAACTTACGAAACTCTAAAAATCAAACAGCATACGATAGATGGTTAGAATTAAAAACAGAAGTCTTTTTAGATAAAAATGGTAAAGCCATTACTAATAAAGATTATCAAGGTAAGAAATTTACTGTTCAAGAATACATTGAGTACGCTATCGCAACCCCTACAAGTAAATTATACTTGCACCCTACAGGTGAGGTAATTGGAAAAGATTATCAAGTTCAATACATTATTGATGTCATACACCAAGTAGAAGGGGTAGCTTATAAAAGAATGATTAAAGAATACCCTGAAATTATGGAAAGATTTAAACTTCAAAATGAATATTTAAAAGAGGAATTTCAAAACCAAAAATCCATAATAAAAGCACTAATTAACTAAACTTACACTTTTAGTAAAACCCAATCAAAAATTAAGGAAAATCATACATGGCAAATAGTTTTGTACGTTATACAGGCGATAACAGTACAACATCTTATTCTATACCATTTAGTTACAGAAGTACGGCTGATTTAACTGTTACTCTAGCAGGGTCAGTTACTACAGCTTTTAGTTTAAATAGTGCAGGAACTACCCTTACTTTTACCTCTGCACCTGCCCAAGATGCGGCTATTGAGATTAGAAGAAGAACATCACAGACTACTAAATTAGTAGACTATGCTTCTGGGTCAGTTCTTACAGAGAACGATTTAGATACAGATAGTGACCAAGCATTCTTTATGTCACAAGAAGCTATTGATGATGCAAATGATGTAATATCACTAGATAATACTGACTTTCAATGGGACACTCAAAATAAAAGATTAAAAAATGTTGCAGACCCAGTAGATAATACTGATGCTGTAAACAAACAATTTATATCAACTAACATACCTAACATTACAACAGTAGCAGGTATTAGTTCAGATGTAACTACAGTTGCAAACAATGATGCAAATATTACAGCAGTAGCTAATGATGCTACAGATATTGGCACAGTAGCTACAAATATTTCTTCAGTTACAACAGTTGCTACAAACATTAATGATGTTATTGCAGTAGCTAATGATTTAGCAGAAGCGGTTTCAGAAGTAGAAACTGTTGCAAATGATTTAAACGAAGCAACTTCAGAGATTGATACAGTTGCTACAAATATCGCAAACGTAAATACAGTCGGTACAAATATTGCCAATGTAAATACTGTTGCAGGAGTAAATGCAGATGTAACTACAGTTGCAGGTAATGATACAAATATTTCTACAGTAGCAGGAATATCAGCTAACGTAACTTCAGTTGCAGGTATATCAGCAGATGTCACAAGCGTTGCTAATGATGCTACAGATATAGGAACAGTTGCTACAGATATTGCTAATGTAAATACAGTTGCAACTAATATAGCTAATGTAAACACAGTAGCAGGAAACAATGCTAACATCACTTCGGTTGCAGGTAACGAAACAAATATTAATACAGTTGCTGGAAACAACAGTAACATTAATACAGTAGCAACTAACAATGCAAATATTACAACAGTTGCTGGTGCAAACACAAATATTAATACAGTTGCAACTGATATAGCTAATGTAAACACTGTTGCTACAAATATACCTTCAATAAATAGTTTTGCTAACACTTACAGAATTGGGGCAACAGACCCTACGACATCTTTAGACGAAGGTGATTTATTTTATAATTCAACAGACAATGCTCTTAAATATTATAATGGTTCATCTTGGCAACAAATTACAGCAGATACAGATGTTAAAACTTTAGTTTCAGCAAATGATACAACAGCAGGTTTTTTAAATGGAAAATTAGTAGCAGGTTCAAATGTTACATTTACTGAAAATAATGATGGTGGAAACGAAACACTTTCTATTTCAGCAACAGACAATTCAATCCCTTTTGCAATAGCACTTGGATAAATAATTAAGGAGAAAAATAAACATGGCAAATAACTTTAATTCAACAACAGCTAGTTTAACTGATGCTACGTTGACTACAGTTAAGACCACTACATCTAACAAACAAGTTATGATTGGTTGTCTAGTATCTAATACTGGTACAACTTCTATACTTATAGATATAGTTCTTAATGATGGTTCTAACGATAGATACATTGTTAAACAAGCTCCAGTACCAGTTGGAAGTTCTTTAGAAGCTATATCTGGTAAGGTAATTATACCTAATGGCGGTGCTGTTAAAGTAAAATCTGACAATGCTTCTGGTATTGCAGATGTAATTATTTCAACATTAGAAGACGTAGCATAATATGTATTTAGGAAACCAACCAGCATTAAGTTACACAAGTTTTGCTAAGCAAGACTTTACTACAAGTGCGACTACATCTTACACACTTGATAATCCTGTAACTAACGAAAATGAAATTGCATTATTTATAAACTTTGTAAGACAAGAACCTACAACTGCTTATACTGCATCTGGTACAAGTTTAACTTTAACAAGTGCTACATCTGCATCAGATGATATGTACTGTGTGTTTTTAGGTAAAGCTGTTCAAACAGTAAATCC